TGCGAGGCCTTCAGCACCAGTGTTCTTAACTGCTTCCATGACGTAGAGGTTTTCTACTTCAAAGATTTCAGCCAGTTTAGCATTCGTGATGAGTGCAGTATTCGACACCGTTGCACCACCGTTGAGGCGGGCAAGAATATCGGGGTGGTTGATGAGGATGTCACGGACTTCCTTACCGATAACCATCGTGTTCGGCTTGAAGCCACCCGACTTGAGTTGCATGGTGCGACGGGCAGTCGTCACGTCAACGATGGGGGTCGAGTTGGTGTAATCCGACCACTGCGTCACTTCAGCAGCAGTGTCGTTATCAGCGTTAGCAACACCAGTGTATTCAGTGCCCCAAACCGAATCAGCGAAGAAGGTCGAAGCGAACTGCTCTTCACGATGGATCAGCACACGGTTCACGAGGGTCTGAGCACCAGCCGAGCGGATTTCCAGAACAGCGTCTTCGTTTGCGAGGGTCTGCTCGTCGAAGTCCATGCCGAGGCCATACACATCAGCGAAGTAGGACGAGTTCGAGATAGCCATCCCGATACGCTCGACTTCAGTGCGGGGAGCAAGTTTCTTCACGTCGCCAGTGCGGTTCATGCCTGCACGGTCATAGATGTAATACTTGTCCGACTGACGCTGAACGCCCACGGTTGGGAACACTTTGTCAGCGATGAAGTTCGACTGTTCCTGAACGTAAGCGAGGGTCAGGTTCGTCAACGGTTGGTCGATATGGACCGAAGAAGGGGTCAACATAGGCATATTAATAATCCTTTAATTTATGATGGTCGATTAGGCGACGATGTTGCCGCCAGTGATGAGTTCGATCTGGACGATCTGACCATCAACGCCCGCTTCTTTGGCATAGCCCATAACGACATCACCGGAAGCGGCGGCAAGTGCGGTGCCATCCGCACCAGCTTGGACAGCAGCACCAGCAGCAATCGTGCCGCCAGCTTCAACCATCACGGAACCGGAACGAACTACGGTCACAGCAGCACCAGCAGCACCGCCAACGATGCAGACGCCGTAGCACTGCTCACCAGCCGAGTTTGCGAGGTCAACGAAGCCGTCGGACTCAAGAGTAACGAATTTGAATTGTGCCGACGAGAGATCAACGCCAGCGATTTCCGTGCGAGTGTCACGGGATTGCATAACAGCCATAATTATTCCCCTTTATAGGATTTGGTGATAAGAGCTTTGCCTTCGTCGGTCTTTGCCACAGCGGCATAAGCCTTAGCGTATTCACTCTTCTTCAGGTTATTGGTTTCCATGTGGGCTTTCACGAGTGCATCCAGCTTATCGCTTGCAGTCGCAAACTCACCATCCACATCAGATTTCCCAAATTCTTGCATCGCAGCACCAGTTGCAGCGTCCGCTGCCTTAAGTGCTGCCATAATTGCTTCGTCGTCAGCGAAATTCTTCACGAGAGACTTAGCTACATTAACATCAAAGTGCGGGAGGGCTTCCGAGGCACGTTTAGTCAATTCAATATCAGCCTTTTCGAGCTTTGCAGCTTCGAGGGCTTTCAGGACAGGGGCGGGAATGTCACTCTTGTTGACCATCTCACCCTCAACTTCGATCACCTCGACTTCTGCTTTCTTTTCGATAGCGTCTGCCTTAATAACAAAACCATTTTCAATGAGACCCTTGCGGAGTTGCTCATTCTCTGCTTTCATCTTTTCAACGTCAGCTTTAAGAGCTTCTACGTCGATCTGTTCAGCTTCAGTTTCTTCTTCGGCCTTTTCGATTTCAGCCTCAGCTTCTACTTCTTCCTGAGTCTTTTCAACTTCAGCTTCGTCGGTGATCTGTTCAGACTTCTCCATGTCAGCACCACAGGCTTTCATAGCTTCACCTTCGGACACACCGTTTTCTTCCATGTAAGCCTTGACTTTGGCTTTCATTTCATCTGTCATTTTGGTTACTTCCTCGTCGGAGTTATCACGCTTGAACAAGGAGACCATAGCTTGTGCGTTAGCAGGACGATCTACCAAGGACAGCTCATCCAGTTCAAGTTGTTTCAAAAGGTTAGGCACTGTAGTCCTCCTTGATTGCACGACCCCCAATGGAGAAGGCCGCAAGTTCGCCAGACTTAACCATATTCCAGACAGCATCGTCATATACTTTGTATGCGACAATCCATCCTTCACGGTCAGACTGAATACCAAGAGCATCACCAATCTCTTTAGTGATCGGCATGGAGTGAACAATCACACCAGTTTGCTCCCCTACGTGCATGGTTTTACCCACACGAACGTGTTCCATAAAGTTATTGACTGCCTTAACAAGAGTCTCAGGCATGATAACGTCACCCTGACGGTCAATAACGGGTTCACCCTTTTCGGTAACAACAGAAGCCCAGCCATATACCATACGCTGTTCGTCGTCTGCCTTAAGGATTTTACCTTCAAGTTTTGTCATTTCACTCACCGATGTATCTGCTTCCCACATACGGCACGACCAATAACGAGCAGATGTCTTATCGGTAGCTGTGTCACAAGAATGTCGGGAACGGAAATTAGCACGAGCCTTCGGGTCATCTCGACGGATTTCCATGTTAGGATCACCGAAAGTTACTCGTTTTACCTTGTCACCATCCTGAACAAAGACTTCAAACTTCTTATTACCACCTTGGATGCGACGAGGCTTATTCAGAGTAACTTTCTCACCCTGATACTCTGCCTTCTGTACATCTTCCTTGAGTATCTCTGCTACAATAGCTCTGAGAGCCTCTAGGCGGTCCACTGAGGGGCCATCTTCTTCTTCCTCTGGTTCCCCTAGCGGAAGACCTGCTTGCTGCCTATAGAAGTCCATATAGGCTTCCTCCGAGGCTGCTGGCATATAGACGGCTTGTTCCTCATAATCGGTAACATGGATTTCACCAGCAAGGCCGAGGTCCATACTACGAGCACGAGCTTCTTCCGCAGTAGTGAATACATCATTAGCGTATTGTGCTTTCTTGATAGCACTCCAAGCAGCGGCCATTGCCCTACCCTCATCTTTTGTGTCGTTATACACGGAATTAAAGACTTCCATGAATTGCTTCTTCTTTCCCGCAGGGACACTAGAAGGCACTTCTTTTGCGGAGGAATAAGGCATTGTTAGAGAACCTTTGCTAAATAGCCCTTAAAGACTGTAAAGACGACCACGTTATTGCTTGCAGTTTCCACCCTAACTCGGACATCACAGTTCCTTGGGATGATGACCGCAGGGTCTAAATCAATCTCCCAAGGGCTTCCAGAAGAAGCACTGACTGCCGCAACTTGACGGAACACTTTTCCAGCTTCTTTGATCTCAAGATAAAAGTCGGCAGCACCAGATTGCTTAACACTAACCGAACCAAACCCACCAGTCAGGATATAGTAATCCGTATCACTGAAAGTTGTCGCCGCTTTAAAGGCTTGCTGGAGACCTTGTTCAATGTCGATGTGTATCTTAGTGGCGTCATTAGGGACACCAGCAGTAATTGCTGTATTCTCGTAGACGCAAACACGACCAATAAGGCTAGTTCCATTATTGTTGTAGGCTTGGGATACACGAGCGAGTGGTGTTGTGAGAGCCACTCGGTTCTGACCATTGAGGGTCACGACCTGAGTTACGAAAGTAAACTTTTGGTTTACACCTACCCCAGAAACTGTATGACCTTCTATGTAGACCTCTTGTTGGTCTAGTGCGGAGGAAGAAGAGATGCTATTAATTAAGTTGTCATTAACGTAGGTCTCATTTCCACCCACTGTCCAAACAGTTTGAAGATCGGAGGTCGTTAAAGAGGCAGACTTACCAAACTTAATCAGGGATTTTGCTTTACGGTCAATAGATACCTTCTGTCCGAAGGTTCTCTCTATCTCACGTTCTGCTTGAACAAGTCGCCCATCAGGAACTTCGTAATTTCGTCTAGGCCATCCACCAAACATTTGCTCAATTTCCCTGATTTCTTGTTGTAAAATGTAGTTGGGGTCGTCGGCTGTCCCAAGATGGGTGAGGCCAGTGGTAATCGAAGTCCCAGAAAGATTGTGGCTTTGTGTTAGAGAAGTAGTCTGTAGGGTAGGAGAGCCGGAATAGAACGCATCGGCAGGGATATAATTATCATTGACGATAGTCTCATTGGCTTCAGTTAGAAGCAGACTAGTATCTTCTTGGAGAATTCTGCTGCTCATCCCTATGCCCCTTTATGCAGGGTCAGGGATACCGATAGTAAACGACCCGAGAGAGAAGGTATTACCGGAAGTGACCACTTGACTTGTCGTCAGGGAACCTGTTGCCAGAAGGCGGCTATTTGCCGTATCTACAATCGCATAATGAGTTGCAGTTCCACTACCAGTTACGGTCCCGTCCGAAATAGCTGAAACTGTAACCTCCCGTCCACCACCAGTTCTGTCGGCAGGGGCACCAATGCTCAGGCTTGTGGAGTTACCGAGAGCATAAGTGCTATTGGCCCCAGTGTAGTCTACCGCTTCTTGGCTAGTAATCAGGATTTTGTTGGCTTCTGTGTCTAGGGTGGTAAGGCCATTATCTAATACACGGTTATTAAGCGTTGCCATCTTGCTCACCTACTACTTGATTACCAACTTTAGGGTCATAATTGAGTTCAGCAATATCCATGAGGTCTTGGATAACCTCTGGGTGAGACGACACATCAATATTCGCACCATTAAGGTTACGGAGGAATGCTGCAATCTCACGAAGATCGTGTGGAGCAACGTCACCAGCCTCAATCTTGGGCATAACGGCATAATCAAGACCGTTTAGTTCCCAGAGGCGTTCAACCAGTTGCTTATTAAGGACATCTACGATTGCTTGGATGTAAGACTCAAGAGCACGGAGGAAGAGGTCTGTCTTCGACTTTGAAAGGGCATAAGAGCCACCCTGAGAGCCAAGTAGCAAAAACTCAGAGAGGACACTACGAGCAATATCGTGCTGATAACGACGAACAATAGGGTCAATATCAATATTACGCTTACCATTGGATGCCATCAACTCAATATCAACAAGACGAATGTTCGTAGGGGAACCATCTTTGTCAAGGTAGGTGTCCGAAGGGGTGATAATATAACCCTGTTCGTTGAATTTCACATCCCGAAGAACCTGCTTAAGACCCGACAAAAACTGCACTTGAGCAGGGGTAGCATCAGCAGATAGGTATTCAGCAGGGATACGAGCAACAGGAATACCAGCCAACTCACGTTCAACAGCGATAGCCTCAATAGCCTGAAGGTTGTTCAGGTATTCATAAGAGGTGTATGCGTTACGGAGGATGGAACGACCAGAAGGGTCCCCATTCAGGCTCGTAGTCCGATAGTAGAGGGACTTATTTGTAGGGATGTAGTTACGACCACCAATAAACCCTACAGCTTGCTCAATACCGTTCACATCACCAGTCTTTTGGTCTACATCGAACTTGTTGAGGGTCCAAGGAGCACGAGAGGCAATCTTACGGACACCAATACGACCATCAGAATACTTGGAATGCTTCTTGTCAGACCGTTCAGTGGGGCCAACACGACGCTTGTAGATCACCTCAAACCAAGCAAACCCATACGACAGAAACGACAGGGCTTCAGCAATATGGTCGTCAAGGGTGTGGTCCATGTCATGCAGGACTTCCTCAATAAACTGTGCTTCTCTTTTTGCCGCTTCACTGTCGTTAGCAGGTTTGACTTTCAGGTCAACATCCCGAAGGATTTGTTCAACAGCATACATAACAGCACCGATAGTGCTATCATTGTCCCGCATCTCACGATACTTACGGATGGCCTTACGGCCACGAAGCTCCGGTAGAAATTCGTCAGCACGGATTTGCCCATTATGGGTATTATCACCAGCGATACCAAGAGTAGCCTTGGCTTCCGTTTCAGACAGTTTCCTAACCATTGCTCAAAGTCCATTTATTATTATCGTGAAAGACCCTTTGAGGAGGAGTAAGCAAGGGTCAATTGGGGTTTAGCGTATCCGTTAAGACTTAGGTCTGTGAGTGCCCACACCATTGCGTCTAGGCGGTCAGGAGAGCCAATCGACCCTAGTGGCTCCCACGTTCTCATTTGTGTCTCAAGGTCATCCAATTTAGCCCCATCAGGGGGGTTGGAGACGTGTTTAACTAGTTTGCGTTCATATAGTGCTGAGATAGGTTCTGCTCGTGCATACTTGCCACGAGAGGCCCTAACCATCTTAACTGGGACAGTTTCATCTTCACCATGAAGAGTTGTCCGAACCATATCCCCGCCTTGGTTAACTTCAGCAACGATACGATCTGCTTGATATTGATGGTAGAGGGAAATAGCTTTGGAAGCCCAACCTTGTGGTGACAGCTTCTCTGTGTAGTCGCCAAGAATGTAGCAGATACCGTTCACATCAATCCCAGCCACGACAATACCAGTCATGTCACTTTCTTTGTTTGCGGTAACAGCAGGGTCAATAGCAACTACAATACGGGTAAGGTCAGGGACATCTTCATACTTGATCTCAGCAGCCTCTAGCATGTCAGTGTTCCAGAGGGCACCTTCTGCTTCCTCTAAGACTTCTGCGTAGAGTTCTTGCCTACCGAGTCTAGTCCCCTCATACTGGGCTTTGACAGCCTCAAGGTAAGTCCCGGCAAGGTTAGCAGCATTATCGAAAGTAGAACCACCAGTGACATAGGTCTTACCATCCTTCATTAACTTACGAACCAGCTTCGTAGGCTTAGGAGTAGTAGTAACGACAATACGAGGATGTTTACCAAGACGCATACAGAATTGAAGCATGTCCCAAGTGTCAATATCCTTGTTCCAAGCAGCAAGTTCATCGCACCAAGCAATCTCGAACTGAGGGCCACGAAGACGTTCAGGTTCCTCTGCGGAGAAGAATTGGACAGTAGCTCCATTCTCCCAAGTGAGCGTCCGCTTCGTAGGAGACCATTCAGGGAAACCCATCTTTTGACCTTTATAGGTCTTGTCACCCTTCCAGCAGACAGAAAGGAAACCTGACTCACCTTTTACCATAACTCGTTCAATATCCGAGTTGGTAGCAGCGACAGCAGCTATCCTCTTCTTACCCTTCTTTACTTGTTCCCTAACCCACTCAACGCCAGTGCGGGTCTTACCAAAACCACGACCAGCGTTGATGAACCAAGTGTTCCAACTACCCTCTGGTTCCAGTTGGGCATCTCGTGCCCAGAAGTTCCAGTCATGCTTAAGCTCTTCAACCTTCTGTGGCCCTAGGGCCTC